GCGGCCTTGTTGTCCAAGGCGGCCCACACCGTGGCATAGGTAGACCAGGACGGCACAGTCTGGCCGTACGCGTCTGCAGTGCGCGAGGCGCTCTGTATGACAATGCGTCTATCTAAAAAGCCGATGTTCACTGCCTGTGGTCGATAATGCGTTCAACACTCAGCAGCGACTCCACTGCCAACGGCACCTGCACAGGCGTTGTTCCTGTCACTACTGCGCGCCTGTTCTCGTACCAGTGCGCTACCAGCATCTTCACCGCGTGCTTGACGTTAGCCGATTCCTCGACACCCACCGCAGCCGTCACGCGTACTGGGTGCGCGTTGTAGGTCTCCAGGTCTGGCGTGTCGTGGAAGTAGATCATCATGCTGCCGTCCGTAGCTGCGCCGATGTAGTATTTGTCAGTGCTCAGCGTCTGCTCTGCGCCTGTTGTGTCGTCGTACTTGACGTGTGTGATGGCGGTCACTGGCCCGTAAGCCAGCGCTGCGTTGCGCCACCGTTCAACGTGAAACACTGCAGAGCCGCCCGCCGTAAAGCTGCGGTTGCAGTAGTCCTCAACCCATGCCACTGCCGCGTCCAATAACGCCGTGATTGTAGTGTCCTCGTCGCTTGAGTCGACGCGCAGAAACTCCTTAGCGTCCGCCAATGTGACGACGCTAATGCCTGATGTGTGTGCTGGACGTACTACGTGCATGGTAATGTAAAAAAAGGAAGCCCAGCCCAATTGCCAGGCTTCCCGTGTTAGTCAATCTTATGCGAAGTCCTTGGTGTAGGCCAATGCACCGGCCTGGCGCACGTCCACGTCGTAAAACTTGTTCACGTGCAAAGCAATCTGAGCTGTGCCTGCGTTGCTGTATGGATCAACCAAGAGGTCAATGCCACCAAAGAACGCCAACACCATGCCCAAGCTAAAGTCACCAAACAACAACGCACCCAAACCAGCGCCGCCAGCGTCGGCGTCGACCAAGTTTGGTGTGAAGTATGTGCTGTAGCCGTCGATGCTGTTGTTGTTAACCAAAGCGCTGACAGAAGCGACAGCAGCCTCGCCCTTCACAATCTCCATTGCAGAAGGTGAGCCAACAAATGCGCAGCGTGACAAATCGCCACCAGCGGCCAACACAGCCTTCTGCATAGCAAACACGTCTGAAGATGCCAGCGCAACATCAGCCTTGTCCACGATAGTACCAGCAGAAGCGGCAGCCTTAGCAAACACAGCCTTGTCAATGGTTTCATTGATACCAGCAGCCAACTCGCGTGAGATCATAGCGTCCACCTGAGCACCGCCCTGCAGAATCAACTGCTTGCTGTACTTGGTGTTGGCAGCCACGCGGATTGGCGAGAGTGTCACCTCGTCCAACTCCAAGCCTGATGCAGCATCAGCAGAAACTTCTGTTTCCTCGGTACCTGCAGCTTTGGCAGAAACGCGTGGGAACTTGAGGTTGCCAGTAGCGTTGTTGATTGTAGTAACACCGACGCGCTCAGCCATAGTGGGTGTGCGCAAGGCGTCAATCACACCAGGGACAGAAGTAGCAACAAAGCCAGAGCCGTCACCGCTGTCAGCTTGGAAGTCGTCGGCAGCACCAGCACGAAACAATGCTGACGCTGGAATACCAACCTGGCCGCTCATCTGCAGGCCGCGCATCTGGTACTCTTTAGCCGCCTCCTGCGCCCACTCAGCTTCTGCGCCTTCGAGTGCCTTGCCAAAGCTGGCAGCTTGCACAGCACGCGAGAGGCTGAAAGAACGGTTGATTTTGTTGATTTCCTTGGCTTCAGACACTGACGCGCCGCCCATCTGGGCCTGACGTGTGATCATGTCCTCAGCTGCCTGGCGGCGCTCAATCTTGCCGTCGAGGCGCTCGACCTCGCGCTTGCAGAGGTTAGCCTCTTCTTGTTCGTTGTTGGTCCAGTCGCGATTTTCAGTTTCTGCGACGTTCACCAACTCTTCGAAGCGGTCCGCGTGCTTAGCGCGCACTGCCTTCATCTCGTTGAGATTCATGGGTTCTTGAATTTGTGGTTCGTTTGTAGTTGTATCTGTATCAGCCACCGCTTCCGCGATAGCGTCGTCAAGCTCAAGCTGTTGATCACGCGCCTGCACCGTGGCGGCTGCGTATGCTGGATAGGTCACAGGTGACACGTCCAACAACTGCCGCACCTTATCTACGCTGCGCACGGTGCGCTCTTCGTTCCAGCTCTGGTCTTTGATTGTGAATGCAAAGCTGCTCTGGCTAATGTCACCGCGTTTCACGCTCTCGTAGAAGTCTTTGGCATACTGTTGGTTGCCCAGCTTGACGCGGTACTTCAGCCCGCGCTCGTCTGTGCTCAATTCCAGTGTGCCGTTCTCGGTACGTCCAAGAATCAAATTCGGGTCGTGGTTGATCAGCGCGCGCACGTCGTTGGTCATCACGTCGTCAAATGCGCCTGGCTTAATTACTTCACGAAAGTGCCCGAGGTCTGTCTCGCTGTTAAACACAGCGGCGTAGCCCTCCAGCACCATGTCGTCGCTGTCGGCCTCGCGCACCTCAATGGTGCCCATTGTCCGCTTTTCAGCGTCTTTATACTGTTGGTTGTCCTCCATCGTTTGAAACTTTGTCGCTGTACTCGCCAAGGCGGTCCAACGCGATTTGATTGATCTGCACTGTGTGCACGTCGCCGCCCTCCACAGGGTTCATCTGCTCCTTGGCCCGCACCTCGTTGATGCTCATCACACCGCTCTGCAGCATCTGCTGGTAGAAGTTGGTGCGAGCTGCAAGGTCGCCACGGTACAGGTCGTTCATGTTAAACTTGCTGTACACCTCTGGCCGCTCAAAGCTCTGAATCAGCTTGCGGTCAATCTCCTGCTCAATGCGCTTGGCCCACGGTGCAATCGTGTGACGTGCAAACTGCAGGTTTTGCTGCTCAACGTTGTTGAAGGTCGTCTGCGACGGCAGCTGCACCAGCGACGTGGGCACGCTGTAGATGCGGCAAATCTCTTCTGCTTGGAACTTGCGCGTCTCAATAAACTGCGCCTCGTCTGGCGTGATCGTGATGCGCTGGTACTTGAAGCCAAACGGCAGCAGCTTGGTGCCCGCGTTCATTGCGCTCTGGTTCCAGCTGTTCTGAATCACGTCCATCTGCTCCTTGCGCAGTGGCTGGTCTGATGCCAGCACGCCAGTCATCTGGCCCTTCTGCCCGAAGTACTCGCTGCCAAAGTCCTGCGCCGCCTTGGCCAGACCAATGTTTTCGCGATGCAGGCGAATTGGCGACATCTTGTTCATGCAAGAAATCTCCAGCATGTTGTCCTGCGTCACGGCGCCGTAGTCGCGAATCACAAACACCCGCTCGCCTTCCACCTCCTTCACGTCCACGTCGTAGTAGCTCACAGGTACGAGGCGCTCTGCATAACCTCGTGTGTTGCGCTCAATGATGGCGTAACCGCAGCCGTACATGAGCGCGCTGCTCATCAGCGTCTCCCAAAAGTCATAGGCGTTTTGGTGCTCGTTGGGCGCTGCAGTAATCAGGTCATACGCTGGGTGCTGGTTGGCCACCTCCATGTTGCGCCCGTCCTGCACGTAAATCTCCAGGCCCAAGCTGCTGATTGTGCTCGCAATCTTGTTGATGCAAGCATACACTGTAGAAATGGCCAGTGCGCTCTGCTCCGTTACATTGACGCCGCTGCGCACGATTGGGTTGATGCCCATCTCGGCCTCGATTGTCTGGCTGTTGTACTTGCCCACGCGGTAGCGGAACAAGGCGCTAAGACGGTCTGTGAGTGTGGCCATGCAGTGCGAGTGAATCTAGAATATAAGCAAGTTACGTCACAAATCCAAGACGTCGAAAAAGAAATCGTCGGCGCCCAATGTGTGGCAGTATTCGTTCATGGCAATGATGCTGGCGATCACGCCGTCCACTTTCTTGTTTTCCTGCTTCTCCTTCGTCACGCGCTTGTTTTCGTTCACGTCTGTGTACACCACAGCGCAGCCCATCTGCCAGCGCATACAGCGATTGCCGCCGTGGATGATTTGGCCCTTCATTGCGGCCATCTCAAACTCCTTCGTTGGGCCGTTCATCGTTGTAATGTTCTGAGCCATTGGCGCCATCTGCACGCCGTCGGCCTCCAGCTCGCTCACAATGTAGGTGCTAAACCGTGGGTCGTAGCCAATGCTGCGCACGTCGTATTTGGCGCACTGTGCATTGATGTAGTCTTTCACAATCCTGTAGTCCGTGACGTTGCCTGGCGTAATTGTGATGTCGCCTTCGCGTTCAAAAGCAATGTAGTCAATGCCCGCGCTCAATTTCTTGGTGTGCGCTTTTTCTGAGTTGACAAACTGATGAACAAGCAGATACAGACAATCGTGCTCCACGTCAGCAAAAAGTAGCGCGAATGCAGTGAGGTCTTGTGTAGATGCAAGGTCGAGGCCGCCATAGCAAGGAAGTGTGTGAAGCCTGTCATACGGTATCGGTTTGGCGCCCTTCATCCAGATGTCGTCAGGAATCCAGGCCGTTTCTGCTGAGGTCCAAATATTTAGGTGCAAACGTAGGAAACTGTTGACCATGCTCGGGTTGGCCTTGGCATTCTTAACAGCTTGTTCGAAGTAGTCTTTGTGGCAGATGCTGCCAAAGCCTGGGTTTGCCTTGCGCCACGTCGCCTCATCTGTCCAGTCGTCGTCAATGTCTGCAGCGTACAGCACAGGCAAAAACGTGTCGTCGTCAATCACACCGTCGCGCACGCCTTTGGCATATTCGTGAACCTCGTAGCAGATGCTGGCCCGATCGTGGCCCGCTGTAGTTAGTGCCATGATTAGCGGCTGGCGCCGTGCGCCTGTTGATGTGGTTAGAACGTCCCACAAATCGCGGTTTGGCTGCGTGTGCAGCTCGTCAAATATTACAGCGTGGCAGTTCAGGCCGTGCTTGGTGTAGGCCTCCGCGCTTATTGACTTATACCAGCTGCTTTTATAGCTCACCACGTTGCGAAGTACTCGCGACCTGCTGCGCAAGTGGCGGCTGTTGTTAATCATCTCCTGCGCGATGTTAAACACAATGTTTGCCTGACCACGGTCGCCCGCTGCGCTGATCACCTCTGCGCCTGGCTCGCCATCCGCAAACAACATGTACAGTGCAATGGCCGCGCTCAGGTTCGACTTGCCGTTCTTGCGTGGAATCTCGACGTAGCACGTGCGGTATCTGCGCGTGCCGTCCTCTTTCTTCCAGCCAAACAGCGGGCGGATAATGTCGTCCTTCTGCCACTTCTCCAGCAGGAACGGCTTGCCGCCCAGCTCGCCCTTGACGTGCGTGCAGAAACGCTCGATGAATTCAACAGCGCGATCAGCTGATGCGTCGTCGAAGTGGTAATCAGCCAAAGTACTTCTCCTCTTCGTCTGCCACTTCCCTGCCCTCGCCAATCCAGTTCTCCAGGCGCGTGATGATAATCTGCTTGCGGTGGCGCGCTTCCTTGAGCTGCTGCCACTCTGGACGCATGCGGCTGTAGGTGTCGCCTGATTTGCCCACTACCTGGTAACACGTGCCGTGCTCGTCGCAGTAATCCTGCAGGTGCTTCTCTTCGATTGTGACACAGGCCAATGTGTACAGCAGTTGCTGCTGTCCTGGTGTCAAGTCTGCCCGCTTCTCGTACTGGTTGAGCAGGTCGTTGTACTTCTTAGTCTGTTGTGCTGTCATACCCTTCTAGTTTTTTGTGGCCGCACCCTGCGCGTGACTGACGCTGGGATGTTACCTCGTTGTGTATTGATTTTCTGCATGGGCTACCCGGTCGCTTGGGTGGATGATGTGGCCAAGGCAATGTTTCAGCTCTTGCTCTGTCACCTCGATGTCATCAATCCACACCTTGCCGTCGTCTGGCATTGTGTTCTCAAACTGCAACAGCCAATAGCCGACGTACTTCCAGTTGCCACCGACGCGCGGCGTGCCCAGCTGCATGATGCTGTCAAGCAGCGTCATCGTCAGGCGTTGTGCTATCTCTGGCTTGCGTCGCTTGCACTTGACTTCGATGAACGCCAGCCGCTCAGTCTTGTAGTTGCGCAGCACAAAGTCCACGTCGAACACAGTCAAGCCGTCGCGCCGGCTGTCAGGCAGCTCACGCCGTATCCATTGGCTAAAGCGCAGGTCGCGCTCGTGGGTGTATTCAATCTTGGTCATTCGTATGTGATGTAGCAGAGGTCTTCGTAGTAGTCTCCCCAGGTCCACGTTGCGTCATCGTACCAGCCCTCTCTTTGGCACTCTTGCGGTTGTGACATGGCGTGCACAGTGGCTGCAGGTTGTGGACGTCGTAGAAGCCACCGCCCTGCGTTACTGGCCTGATGTGGTCTACGACGTTCGCCTGCCAGCCGCACGCTGCGCACACTGGGTGTTGCTTGAGGAACGCCAGCCTCAGCTTGCGCCACATGACGCTCCAGTAGCGCTTGTCTTGCTTGCGCTTGGCAAACGGCTTGCTGGTGCGCTTGTTGTGTAGCGCTGTCCTGTCCTTTCGTGTGACGCGTGCCATAGCTCATGTAGTGCCAATCACCTTTAGTTCTCCTTTCCTGCGCGGTCTGGCTGCTTGCACATACAAGTCCTTGGCAATGACGTGCAGCCATTCATTCGCCTTGCTGCCGCTGTGTATCAATCTGCTCTCTGCGTGCAGCTTTCCGTCCGCGTCTGTCCACGTGTATTCTTCTTGTGAGGTTCTCCGGTATGCTTCGATTGAAGCTGCGATCTGCCGCAATTCTCTCTGCGAGTATGGCTGCAACTTTGGCTTCATAGTATTCAATCCATTCTTTGAGTTTGTCATTGGTTGGTCGTTTTCCTGTTGTCGCTATTTCAAATATCTCGTCGCACACGCCTTTGCCGTACATGCGCTCCAGTGCTTTGCTGTACAACCACTGCTGGCCGCCGCTCTGCATATTGCATCCAGCGCATTGGGCAAATACGTTGATGCCCATCCATCGCGAGGCGATGTACTTGCGGCTGATAAAGTGCCCAGCTTGCACCTTCGTCCAGTGCTCGCGCTTGCCGCATGTGATGCACTCGCAGATGCCTTTGCTGTCGCTGTCGCGCAGTCGCACAAACCAGCTGAAGCATCTATCGAGCCTGCTCGTCAGTATTGCCCTCTCGCTGCGCTTTCGCCTCGCCTTTCGTTTTGCCTTGCTGCCAGTGTTGCTCCGTGGTTGCTGCATCCTCTTTGTCATTGGGATAAGGTATGAACGTCCTGTCTAACACCTTGCGCGGTGTCTTCAGCAGTCCTTCTGCATCCAGGTCGCGCTTCAATCTCTGCCAGTCGATGGCTGCTGTCTCCACTTGCTGCTTCTTGTTTTCAACGTGCTCCTGTTCACGCATTGTAACTGTATTCTGCATCTCGTAATTGCGGATGCAGTCAATCAGCACGTTTGTGGTGAAGTTGCCGTACAAGTCAAAGCGGCCCTGTCTGATTTGCTTAAATGCAATCAGCACCTCCTCCAGCTTCATGCTTGGGAACAGCTCGCAGATGTCCTCCACTGCATCCTGAAGGTCTGTCTGCGTCTGGAAGGTGCGCGTGGCGTTCACGTGGCGCACCAGGCGCTCCAGCTCTGCAAGCATTGTCAGGCGCACCTTGGCTGGCTCCGCCTTCAGCGCTTTGCTCAGTGAGAAACCGCGCTTGTACGCTTGCGAAACTGTCATGCCATGCATTGCTTGTCTACTGTTTTCCAGTAGCCCATGCAAGTGCTTGTTCTCTATCAAGCTCAGGCCGTTTTCCGCTTTTTGCTCCTTTAAGCTCAAAGAGTCCTTGCCAGCCTTGCGCAATGCTTTGCTGGATGATTGCGATTGCGGTTCTGTAGTCATCGTTGCTCATTTTTTTGAGGTTGTGCAGTGCTGCCTGCTCGCCATTGTCGGTGTAATTCTTGTAGCGCCTGTCACGACGCTCCTGCAGCCATGTCTTCCACATCTCCAGAAACTCAGTTTCGGTGAATGGATACACAACCTCTTTTTTAGATGTATTCTTAGTTGTTCTTTCTACTGTATTAGTATGTGGGAATTTTGACGATGCAGAGTCGACATTTTGACGATGCAGAGTCGACATTTTGACGAGTCTGCCTAGGCTCAAATGTCGCACACGGCCATTGAAGTAACACTCCAGCAGCTCCAGCTGCACCAATTTTTTGATGATGCGCTGGACTGTCTTTGGCGTGATGCCATACTGCTGCCGGATTGTGTCATTGCTTTTGTGGAAGGTCTTGCCATTCTTGCTGAATGACTCGACTTCCGCCAAAAACGCCTTCTCTGTGATTGTGAGCCGATCATCTAACCACACTTCTGCAGGTATCCAGATGCCGAGAAACTCACGTTCGCTCATAATGATTTGGCGTGTTTCTGTCCAAAGCCTGCATGAGCAGTTTGTGCAGCCTTGGATGGAACTGATGCAAATTCTTGATGAACTGCGCCTCCTCAATCAATTCTGCGTCTGGATGATAAAACATTGACGTTGGGTTGCGCCGCATTTGTTTAAAACGTTCAAACCGTTCGTGATGGGTTAGTTGGCTAATTTTCATGCGAATGGGTCTTCTCCGTTCAACAATGCGTCGAGGTTGACGCTCAACGTGGCCATTGCTTTCTCGACGTCTGGCAAGATTGGTCCAGGCACTGGGATGACTGTGTACTTCGTCTCCAACCCTTCGCCCTTGCGCGTGATGCGGATGTCAAAGGTGTTGGGATGTCCAAAGTCTGGCTCTTTGGTAATCTCGTGCAATGCGTCAAACACGCTTTTCTGCGTGATCTCCCACACCTGCACGCACTGATCGTCGTAGTTCCACACAGCCACGGCCAAAAACTTGCGCGGCTTGTCGCCCTCGCGATAGTTGGCTTCTGGCTTGCTGTCCTTCCAGTGCCAGCGCACAGGCTTGTTGTCCTCTGTCCAAAGCACGTAGCCTTCCAAGCCTTTCTCGCTCAGAATGCGCACTTTGCTAGTCTTGTCTTTTGCAGGGCGGAAGTAGCTGCCTGCGTTGTTGTTCGCTGTTGCGAAGTCTTCAGAAATAAAACTCATCGTTTTTAATGTTTTTGAGTTGTTTGATTAGTAGTCTCATCAGTGCTGCAGTGCTGATGTCAAGTTGATTAGCGCGCCGTTGCAGCTCGTCGCGTTGTTCCTCCGTCATGCGAAGGTGTACTCGTATTGGGTAATTGTTCATGTACTCAATCATGATCTCGTGATTGGTCCGCAGGCCTCGTAGCCCATGCTTTGAATGCCCTGCAGCCTTGCTTGCACCGTTTGCTCATCTTTAAACCACCAGCGCGTAATCTCTTTGCGCTCTTTGTGGCGAAAGTCCTGGAAGCATCGAAAGTCCATGTCGCGCATGCGTTCGCGCATAAACTGTGCGCCGGCATCTGGCAGGCACTTGTAGCTGCCCTCACGAAAGTCTGGGCCGTTGCGGCGCGTGTAGTGGCCGTAAGCCTGGTGCATGTAGTCGTGCGTCATTTTGATTGGTTTTGTGCGTGGATATACTGCATCCACTCGTTGTACGTCATCGGTTTGTCTGGCACCACGCTGTGTGATATGCCGTTAGGTTTGAGGTCAGTCATGGCACAATGTTACACAGTGGCATCCAAACGGCATCCAAACGGCACCCA